TCACACACCAGGCACACCATTAGTAGGTGCAAACCAGATCTTGGCAAATGAGAAGATTATTTCTATTGATGATCTACTTATTTCACAAGCTTTTGTAAGCAATTTAGATGAGCTTAAAAATCATTACGATGTAAGAGCTACATACGCTGATGAATTAGGTAAGGCTCTTGCCAGAACTTATGACCAGAACGTAGCTAAAGTAATTGCTAATGCTTCAAGAGCATCTACAACACTTACAGGTGGTAGTGGTGGTATCACAGCTACTATGGCTTCTGGTAACACAACCTCTGCTGCTGTATCAGGTGATGAACTAGCTGGTGCTATCTATGACATTGCACAGACAATGGACGAAAGAGACATTCCTCCAACAGATCGTTTCTGTGTTTTACCACCTGCTGAGTATTACAAGTTAGCTGAGTCTGCTACAAGAACAGTAGATGTGGACTTCAACCCAGGAGGAAATGGTTCATTTGCTTCAGGTCGTGTACAACAGGTTGCTGGTATTCCAGTGATGATGAGTAACAATGTACCTCAGACAAACGTATCATCTAACCCAAGTGGTGCTAATAACACTTACTCAGGTGATGACAGTAAGACTATCGGTCTTGTCTTCCATAGATCAGCAGTTGGTACTGTGAAATTAATGGACATGACAACTGAGATCAGTGGTTCTGACTATGGAATCATGTATCAAGGTACATTGATGGTTGCTAAGTATGCTTTAGGTCATGGAATCCTAAGACCTGAGTGTGCAGCTACTATTAAGCTTGCTGCTTCTTAATTCACATAAGGGTACTCAGTAATGAGTACTCTTTTTCTTAACTAAAATTATGTCTAAATTTAAATATAAAGTTCTCAATAAAAACAATGACATTATTGAAGGTACTTTTGGTACTAGAGATGGAGCTAAGCGTTTTATTGAACAAGAAGAACCAGTGGAAGGAATGTTTCAAATAATTCTTGAAAGAGTGCAAAAGAAAAAAGATAGGAAATCACTTAAAATTAAAAAAGCTTAAAGGAGATTCTTATGGCTTACGGAAAGATGAAGAAGAAAAAGAAAAAGAAAATGGGTGGTAGAGATTCACTAAAAATTAAATACTAATTATGTTAAAAAATTTAAAAGAAAAACAAATTCAACTTCTTAAAGCAAAAAAAGAAGCTGGTATGGCAACAAAAAAAGATCTTGAAAAACTTGAAAAACTTTTGAAGAAACAAGGATCAAGAAAAGATTTAAAAATTAAATAGGATTTTATTATGTCTGTAGCTGCAACCACTGAACTGGAAAGCATCAACATTATGTTGGCTGCTATAGGTGAAACTCCTATTAACAGTCTTACAGGTACTCTTCCTGTTGATGCTCGTCTAGCACAATCAACTCTTACTGAAGTGAACAAAGAAGTTCAATCAGAAGGTTGGTCTTTTAATACGGAAATAGATGTCACTCTTACAAGAGATGCTTCTAACAACCATATATCTCTTTCAACAG